TGATGTGTCAGATGGTAAATTAAAAATACGAACAAGTGGAAAGGTTTGGTCGCCCTAATGGCCGCTAACATTATTGTTTCTAAAAAAGATGACATCTACTTAAAGGTAGATTGTGGTGACCGAGGTACTGCACAAGAACTTTGTGATTTCTTTACCTTTGTGGTCCCAGGCTATCAATTTATGCCGTCATACAGAAACAGAATGTGGGACGGAAAGATTCGTCTGTACAATATTCATTCGCAAGAATTATATGCAGGCCTTTTAGATTATGTGAAGCACTTTGCAGAAGAAAGAAAAATTTGGGTTGGTATAGATTTCAAAGAGAATAAAGAAAAATACACCAAGCAAATGGTGCATCGATATCTTGAAAAGTTGAATATCTACGCAGCCGGTGAAAAAATCACGCCACACAAACATCAAATTGAAGCGATACAGAAGTCACTTAATGAAAGAAGAACGCTCCTGCTGTCGCCTACTGCTTCTGGTAAGTCTCTAATCATATACGGTCTAGTTAGAAAACGATTAGAAGAAGATAAAAAGAAAGTGTTAATTGTTGTTCCTACGAAATCACTTGTTGCTCAAATGAAAAGCGATTTTGCTGATTATAGTTCTCATGATAAATGGGATGCGGAAAATAATTGTCATATTATTTATTCTGGTAAAGAAAAAGAAACAGAAAAAAGAGTAGTCATTACAACATGGCAAAGTGTCTATAAACTATCAGCAAAATGGTTTAAGCAATTTGGTTCTGTTTTTGGTGATGAATGTCATCTATTTAAAGCAAAGTCTTTAACTACACTGATGACTAAATTAAACGATTGTCCGTTCCGTGTGGGGACTACAGGGACTCTGGATGGAACAGATACACATAAACTAGTAATTGAAGGATTATTTGGTCCAGTTTATAAAGTAACCACCACAACCGAATTGATAGAAAAGAATTTACTATCTGATTTAAAAATTGATTGTATTCTTCTCAAGTATCCCGAAGAAGAGTGTAAATCTGCAAAAAGTTTCACTTATCAGGAAGAAATTGATTATATAGTTTCAAACGGAAGAAGAAATGATTTCCTTCGTAATCTTGCCCTAAATACTAAAGGGAATACATTGGTTCTTTTTCAATATGTGCAGAAACATGGTAGGATATTATTCGATTTAATTCAAAATTCTGCCAAAAAAGACCGAAAAGTATTCTTCATTTATGGAGGAACAGATGTACAACAAAGAGAAGAGATTAGAAAACTTACTGAAGATGAAGACAATGCAATCATTGTTGCATCTTACGGTACATTTAGCACAGGTGTTTCGATTAGAAGATTACATAACATCATATTTGCATCACCATCTAAAAGCCGGATTCGTGTATTGCAGAGTATCGGACGACAGTTAAGAAAGTCTAAATATAAAGAGTGTGCTAAGTTATACGATGTTGCAGATGACCTCCACTGGAAATCTAACCAAAATTATACACTTAATCATTTTATGGAACGGGTGAAAATTTATAATTCCGAAAAATTTAATTATAAGAATGTAGTCATTCAACTTTAAGGAAATTATATGGAAAATAAAACTAATTTTAGAATACTGAAACTGAGAAGTGGCGAAAACATTATTTGTAGTATCAGTAAAAATTTAAAAGATAAACTTATTATTGAACATCCACATGAATTGGATACAATGATAATGGTTGATAGGTTTGGTATTCCTAGACAAGAAAAATTAATTCTTAAAGAGTGGATTAATTACTCTAAAGGAAATGCCATCTCTATTCCTAAAGATTATATCATTGATATTCTTCAACCTACTGCACCCGTTTTAAATCATTATCTTTATGCTAGAAAAAATGGCACAATTATCAAGATGACAAAAGAAGAAGAACAAAAGATGATGGAAGAAATGCAAGCCTCACAGGATGCAATGTCTGATGTTCTTAAAAACTATTTTGAAAATGGCATCCCTGAAGAAATGTTACAAGATATAGCCAACAGTATGAATGATGAATATTTTGTTGAAGATGATATAGAAGATGATATAGAAGATGATGATATAGATGATATGGGTATGTTTGGTTCTCGTTGGAGTGATTGGAGTCCAGACCCTAACGATTATATTTGACTTCTATATACTGCCTGGTGAAGGAACACTTTATGTATTATCAGAATAGTATTAAATGAAAATAAAAATTAAAAGTTTTTAGAAAAATATTGACATATGTGTTTTTTATAGTATAGTACACATATGAATTTTAAGTTATGGAGAAATTTAAACTATGGATAAAAATGATGAATTAGAAAATGATGATGTTCGGGAAGAGGAAGAAGAAACTTCAAAGAAAAAGCCCGCAAATCATTATGTTGATAATAAAGAATTTTATAAGGCAATGTCCGAATGGAAGAAGGATGTTTTAGCGGCAAGGGATTCAGATGATTCCGACCCACCTGTAACTGATTATATTGGAAAGTGTTTTTTAGATATTGCCACTCATTTATCTTACAGGCCTAATTTCATTAATTATCCTTATAGAGAAGAGATGATTGGTGATGGGATTGAAAATTGCCTGATGTATTGTAGTAACTTCGACCCCGACAAATCCAAGAATCCATTTTCATATTTTACACAAATCATCTATTATGCCTTTCTTCGAAGAATTCAACGAGAGAAAAAACAAGTATATATTAAGTATAAATTGATTGACTCTGCTGATATTTATGGTAACATTAACAAAGAACTTCTAAAGAACCACGAAGTAGAAGAGGATTCCAGTAATCCATTAGCAGACCATTTTTCTCTTAGTAAGGCAGATATTGAAAAATTCACACCTAAAAAAAGAGGAAGAAAGCCAAAGAAAAAAGGCCCACTTGAAGATTTGGGAGACTGAGTTTAATGAAAATTGCCATTATTAATGACACGCATTTCGGTGCAAGGGGTGATTCTCAAATATTCTTCGATTATTTTATGAAGTTTTTTGATGATGTGTTTTTCCCCTATATTAAAGAAAATGAAATAAAGACGGTAATCCATGCTGGCGACTTTATGGATAGAAGGAAGTTTGTAAACTTCAATATTCTAAATCAAGTCCGTAGTAGGTTTATTTCTCGATTACACAATGACGGTATTAAACTTCATTGTATATTGGGGAATCATGATGTCTATTATAGAAACACAAACAATGTAAATTCAACAACAGAACTTTTCTATGGTGATATGGAAATTTATGAAAATCCAGAAGTTGTGGAATTTGATGGTTTTCCTATAGCATTTCTTCCGTGGGTCAATAAAGAGAATTATAATGAAGCAGTCGAATTTATTAACAATGCTCCTGCTTCTATGTTAATTGGTCATTTGGAACTTGATGGTTATCAGGTTATGAGAGGAATTGACCACCACGGTGGTATGGATGCAAATCTATTTGCAAGATATGAAAAAGTTTTATCAGGACATTTTCATTGTAGACAAGAAAAAGACAACATCTATTATATGGGAACTCAATACCAAATTACTTTTGCCGATATGAATGAGGTAAAGGGATTCCATGTTTTCGACACAGAGACTAGAGAAATAGAATTTGTAGAGAATCCATATAATATGTTTCATACCATCACATATAACGATGAAGATGGACCAATGGACATTAACGAGTTGGATTTCTCTCATCTTCGTGGTTCTTATGTGAAGATATTTGTTGAAAACAAAGAACATCCCTACACATTTGATAGATTTAATGATAAGTTATATGATGCAGGAATTGCGAAGATTACAATCGTTGAAGAGATTGTAGATTCAGAATGGACCAATGAAGAGATTGTAGATTTGGCCCAAGATACCGTTACACTTATAAACAATGAAGTTGATTCTATGGATGAGGTGAAGGATAAAGATAAGATGAAAACTCTCATTAAAGAGTTGTATATGGAGAGTTTGTCGTTATGAGGAAAAGGAATCCTTGGAAGAAATTGTTGGCTAATGTAAAAAGTACAGCAGGGGTAAAGGAATACAGAAGAACGCAGAGGAAGGATGGAAGTGTTCCACCCTTAGCAGAAGATTTTGTTAAAACAAGAGTAGAATTTGATGAGGTGTTTTTGGAAAACCTTTTTGCCAAACAAAATGGCAGATGCTATTGGTTTCCAGAAATCGAATTAGACCCAATGTTATTATATGTACCATTTCACCCGATG